ACACGCCAGCGGTCAAGTGTGTACTCGTTGGCACCAGTTGTTGCAGTACCAGAAACATAAGCACGTTGATTGATGATTGGGTTGCCGTTGATCAGCAAATTACGCATCCCAGCCAGCGGCCCACCGTTAAGATTCGCCACTTGCACCTGATCTGTGCCGGCGTCAATCTTGAACAGATTAGGATTGGTGTCACCTTCAATCCTAAAATCAACATCGACACCAGTATCGTTAAACACCACCTCAGTGGTGCCGTTGAAGTTAACCCGCTGAACACCAGCGGTGGCAATACCAACCTGATCGGTGCCAGGGCTATAAACGCCGGTATCAGTGCCGCTATCCTTGAAATAGAGCGAAGGCGCAGCAGCAGTGCCGTTCTCTAACGCAATGCTTGTCCACTCGCCATCGAGTTGGTACAGCGTAATCCACGCGCTATTCGCAGCATTGCGGATCTTGTAAAGTCCACTATTCGTATCTGCCCACGGCATATAGGCGTATGTGGTGCTCGGCTCTGATCCGCCGCTGTTGTTGCTGGAAATTGCCAGCAACGCATTGTTCAAATCGGCGCGGAAGGCAGCACCGCTTTGGTTGTTAATAACGTAGTCGTGTTGAGCCATCAGACAATCTCCCTGCCGTAGCCGGTTGCAATGTAGGTGAAGTTTCGGCTGATCACGGTGCTAGAGCTGTTGTAGAAAGTGATGGTGAAGCCGGTTCTGGTTTGGGAAGTCACCGCATAGTAATCTCCCGTTCCCATATTGTAAGCAGTGATGCTTACTGCAGGTGCTTGATAAAAGGCTTCATCAAATGTCACCGCATAAGCTCCAGCGCCACTGGTAATGCTGCCTGCTGATTCGGTGCGTTGCTGCAGCTCAAGCTCAGCGCCAAGCTCTGTGATGACAATGTTTTGTGATTCTGAGTAACTTGTCGCAATGGTTTTGAATTGAAACGCTCGTCCGCGTGTAATGCCATTGACCAGTTCGTGCCAGTCGCTCCATGTTGGCGACGCGCTTGGATCATCCGGCGTAGAACGGACGTACAGAGCAGCATTCACCTGATCGAGCACAGCACCATCTATGTCGGTCCATGTGTCAATCAAATCAGTTTGATCGTCCCAGAGATCTCCAGGCTGATAAGGCTCACTAACAAAATACCTCCGCAAATTCAAATCGTATGTACCATTTAGGTCATAGGTGCTGCCAAATTCATACTCACCACTGCCTTTATTGCTGCCACTACCATCAATCAGCCCTAGCGCATCCCAGTTGCCATCAGTAGCAAGATCATCAACGAAAACGCCCAACGCAAGGATAATACCGCCAAGCCCCGCGTCATAAATCATGTTGGTAACATTGCCATTAAAAGGCGGAGTTTCTAGCTCTTCCCTATAAGACTTCACCAACAAACGTGGCTGTGGCGTAGGCAAGTCAACTGCAGCAGTGGCTGGCGTTGTTGAACGGTTGCCACTGTCATCTTCAAACTTGATCAGATAAGTGCCTTCAAGTAATGGCACCTGCTTTTGCGTTTGACTGCCTGACGCAGCACTAACAATGTCTTGGCTTTCTTGCCATACGGCACCAGCTGAAAGTGTGCTATGGCGGATGAGCACTTTACCGCCAAGCAGCACATCTAGCTCGGTGCTGCGATCCCAACTCAGGATTCCGGTGGTATCACTATTGGGGATGATGCTGATTCCTGTTGGCGTTGCAGGAGGTGCGGTTTTGCCAAATGCTACTTTTGTGAGCAGCGCAGGTTCGACGGAAGGTCTTAGGTTTGCGCCAATGCTATAAACTTTTATCTCATAAATGCCTTCTGTAGTGTCAGGAATTTCGTAGTCAGTGGAGGCAAGGGTTTCACTGATCCAGTTATCATCACCTTGCCGCCATTCCACACGATACTGCGGTGCATTTTCGGCTAGCTGCCAGCTGACGATTAGCTTTGCCTTGGCAATACCACCAGCATCGTATAACACTTCTTCGGCGCTTAAATTTGCTGGTGCCTCTGGAATAATGTTTAGATCCGTAATATCACGCTGCTCTAATGCCGTGCCACGCTCAATATAGTTGTATTTGCTAGCGTTGTAAGCAATGGCGCTGATTGCATAATTGCTGCCATCTTGTTCTTGAACGCTAAGCACACGCCACGTTGATGTTTGGATGTTGCTGGTTTGATAAACCCAAACACTATTGACATTAGGTGCTGTCGAAAATTCCGGCGCGACAGTGATCACTTCACTAGCAATGCTGATGATGCTGCGGGTTTCAACGCTGCCATCAGGCAAGATCACAGACAAATCAGCTTCGCTAGCCGTTAATCCATTGACATCATCAACGGTGATAGCAGTGGTTGTTGCAGAAGCAATACGACCGCCACGCCGTGCACCAGCTTTTACAGGGTCTGCAACTTCAATGATTTGGCCTGGGCGCACTAACACGCCAGCATCAATGGAAGCAGTGAAGCTGATAACTTCGTTTTCATAGCGTTCTGAATACAGCAGCCATTCCCCAATGCGATAGGCTTGGCCGCGACTGGTGCAGGCAAAGGCGCTGATTTCAGTTTTGGTCACGCCATATTTTGCGATCTCTTCTGCGTCTTCAACTACTTCATATGCAATGTCGCGGCTATCAAGATCGAGATAGCTGACAACGCAAACCGTAGGGCGTGTCTTGCGGCTACCGCCTTGGTAGCTAAAACCTTCTTCAGTGACATTTGCCAGCGTAAATAGATACGCAGTATCAGCAGGTTTATCTTGGCTAATGGTTAATGCACCAGTGCTCCAATATGGCATCACACGAAATACCGAGCACATATCATTGATTAACTTGTAAGCCTCTTCTGCGGTCTGGATGTTGACGTTGCAAGAGAATCGCGGCTCTTGACCTCCAAAACCATCAGGTACCAGTTCAGAGCAATACTGGCTGGCAGAATAAAACGCCCATTTATCAAGCTGCGAGGCTTGAATGTGATTCCCAAATCCGTAGCGGGTTGATGTCAGTAGATCCCATAGGATCCATGCAGGATCTGAACACCACTGTGCAGCGCCAAACGTGCCATTCCATACGCCGCTATAAATCAAGCGCCCGTTAGCCTGATCAACTGTTGCGTTGTTTGGGATTTGAACTTTAATCCCACGGATGAGATAGCTTCTTGCCGGAATGCTGCTGAACTGTTTCGCGTTAATGCGGATGCCGACTAATGCGCTATTTGGATAGCGTAATTTTGCATAGATGATCTCAGTAAAACTACTCCAAATAAAAGCATTGGTTAGCTTCGCACTGGTGCTGTCTTCAGTTGTCCGCCTGACGCGGATATCAACAGGAAAATCACCCGTTAGACGAATTAAATAATCTCGCCGGTAAGCATCTGCAGTGCGGCCCTTAATGAGTCCGCCATTGTCTGCATTGACAACTTCAATAAAACCGCCACCGTTGTATTGAACATAGATCTTTAAGCGCACGGCTGTGCCTTTAATATCGCCATCATCTTCAATTTCCTGCAGTTGCGGCACCGTAATAGTCACACGCACAGCGTTAACATTTGAATCCGAAATGGTGCGAGTAACACCAGTTGGCAGTGAATTTGTTACTTCTACTCCTACTGGATTTTCAACCTCAATCGCGTCGGTGGTAGGAATATAACTTTGGTCCTGAGTGCCATTTCTAGTGTCAATTTCTACATCCTTGAAATTGAATTGCCCGTTGGCGTTTTGTAATGGTGTGTTATTAAGGAAGATTGATTGTGCGCCGTTTTTCAGGCCTTGTATTTCGCCCTCGCTGATTAGGTCTAAGACTTGAGCGTATTGCTTTGATTCCAGGTTGTCCTTGGCTTCGGTTGGCGTACCACCGCCACCGCCACCACCTTTACCGCCACCACTGCCGCTAATAATTGGTGTCATACTTTCACCTTTACAGTGTCGATACCAGCAGAGATAACAACAGAGCCTACGAGCGTTTCACCGTAGACGATTGGCACAGGAACGCCTTGGCGGCTTGTTTGCTGGATACCACTAAAACTGTAGGACTTACGGGGATCTTTTTCTGAATCGCTGCCACTGGCTATCATCGGCACTGGGCTTATCAACTGGGCGACACCAGTAAGAGCAAGGCTCGCACCAATGCTAATACCTGCGTTGATAATGCTTACCGCTGTTCCATACCCTATTGACCCAGCCCATACAGCGCTACCGAGAACAGTTGGCAAGACAAAAACTGAAAGCGCAATCAATGCAACACCAGCAATAATCTTCCCCACGCCACCCCCAGCACCAGTCAACACCGGAACAATCTTGATCTCCTGCTGACCCGATGGATCATGCAGCTCATCCATCGTCAGCGCGTATTTCCCTAAACTCACACGATAATACTGATCCGCCATGTGCTTCTCAAGCTGCGGAAAGTTCACTACTAAAAACCGCACAGCCTCAGCCGCACTAGCTACATCCGCTTCAAATACACGTTGCCCAAGAAACTTGGCAAGCTGACCATAGACGCGGATTTTACGCAGCATCATTTTCCCTCACCGTCCTTCCATTGTAGGAAACCCAGGATGACGTAATCGTCTGCCAGTACATTTCTGAAGCCAGCCGCCGCCGCCATACAAATCACGGCTGCTTAACCGCCCACGGATGTGATGTAGCACCATGCCATCACCGATATAAACGCCGCAGTGGTTCAAGCCCTTACCGCTAATGTTCATCAGCAGCAGGTCTCCTTTCTGCAAGTCTTTATCCTCCTCTAACTCGTAAAACCCTGCCTCAAACCAGCAACCGTCAAACATGGGCGCAGCCTCAAACTGCTCTGGCGTTGATGGGCGCTCCCAGTCGCGCAGGTGTAAACCATGCTCGCTGTACCAATCACGCGCCAATGTCCAACAGTCGCTAATACCCCAAGTCCATTGCCTACCGATGAATGGTGCTTTGAAACCACTTGGTCTGCACTCACCCCATGTTTCAAGTTTGGGGTTGACGATGTACCAAGGCAAACCACTAGCTTCACAGGCCATCAAATCTGGTTGGCTTGGCATTGCTGGCGTCATCGGATGAGAATGCACCACTGCGATGATTTCGCCTTTGTCTTCTGCTGCGGTGTAGTCGTCAGGGTCAAGAATGAACTGATCATTGCCAGTGCTGAGGTTGCGGCATGGTACATAATGCTCACGCCCTTTAATCACCACTACTAGACCGCATGACTCGCGTGGATCCTCCGCCTTAGCGTGGTCAAGAGCAGCAGTACGCCAAGTCATCCGTAAAATGACCCGACGCCTGGATAAGCGCCAAAGGGTAACTCAGCATTTTGACCGAAATGCGCTTTGCAATCAGTCAAAGTTTTAAGGCAAGTCGGCAAAGCACCTGCATAACCACATTCTGTTGATTTATAAACCCACTGGCAGATGTTTGCAATACATTGTCGTTTCGGTGCCCTAACGCCAGCAAGGTCAAACGCAGCAATTAGTTCATACTCCACTAAATCACGATTCTCGATCGTCTTACGATCAACGTAGTAGATTTCACGCGGAAATTCAGCCGTGGGATCTGCCGTGGCATTGATGAATTCTAGGTAAATACTAGAATCATCCTCATACAACAATTCAAAGCCATCTTCAGCCAAAAAGATGTCTACACCTGCAAAGTTCTCAGAATCTAAATAACGCCCAAGTGTGCGGATGCGCGTAAACTTAGCACCTTCCAAGCCATCAGGCAGCGTAAGGATAATCGCAGTAATAGTGCTGAAGATATTGCTAATACGAACTTTTGGTCGTGGCAGTTGACCTGTGCCGGTATATTCAAAACCATCTGCTTCTACTGGAAACCGCAGATAATTGTTGCCATTCCAGATGACCTCGCCGTTATTGCTGAGATTGGCACCAGCATGAAAGCGAAAAATATCAGTAGCGCCATGCTGCGTAGTATTTAGCTCCAGCTCAAACAGCTCAATGATTGCGCCGGGCGCAATTTCTTGTAGGGCTGAAACAGGGACAGTCATGGCTCAAATACTTGCCGGAATGTTGCTGTAATCGTTGCGCGTCCGGTGTACGGAATCGTCTTCTGCCATGATTCACATATCCATTTATACGCGGTCAATTCATCTGGTGGTGTCCATTCAAAACTAGCCCCATCAGCAGCGCGGGCATTTAGGAATATCTCGATGGTATCGCTGTTAGCTTCTGAGATATTTTGCCAGGTTAGATCCCAGGTTTTTGGATTTTGATTCAATCCGAAAGTGACCCGCTGTTCGTAGCCATCACCGAATTGAGTCCTACGCACTTTAGGTGCAGATGACTTGTTGGCGCCATAAGCAGGCGCGATCGCAGGGAATGTAGCCATTACGCGAGGATGCCTCC